TGCTCCAGTGACTTCCATTCCCAATTCTGTTTTCCACAATTGAAAATAATTATCTGGAATTTCCCATCTCACACTTTGCAAATTATCATCACCATATGTAACAATGCTATTAAAATTTTTATAATCTAATTCAACATAATTATTAATTGGATTATCAAAGAATGTTTTCATAACCTCTTTGACACGCTCTCTGGATACTGAGCTACCACGTATTTTATAATAAATATATCTACAACTAATTGAAATTAAAATACTATTTAGTTCCACTGTATAATCATTACCAGATGGATTCCACACAACACTAAACAGATCACCTTGAATTGAATACTTTACATGAACCAAACTTAATACTAATTGATAACATATCTGCGCATCAATACCAATTCTAAAACACATTGCGTAAACAACTTTTGCAACTGCTTCAAACAAAGGTGTCGAATACGATTTATCAATAGCTTTAACATCCATATCAAATAAATGGTTTAGATCTGGATCACACTTCCTTAATAATTCAATCACTTTATTACACTCCAGGCCTGTCATATTCGTACCAACCATAGCTTCAAAGAAACTTCCATTAGCTCTCATAAAACATTTCCAAGGTGCACCATACTTTTTCATTAAAAAATTCATACTGTACGGTAAACTAGTAAAAATTCGTGTAAACTTATTAGGTTTATTGGGTTCATCCTTAGCTACACAAATTCCACAAACAGAAACTAAATTTCCTTCAACTAACTTTGCTTCCATTTCCTTAATACCCGACAAAATAGTTGGATCCATATGTGAATAAAATTGATCATACATTATAAAATCCCTCTTTCCTTTATTATGTGGAGGACCAATTGATGTATTCATATTAACATGATGAATATAACTTCCAGTAATTCCAACAATTGTTTCGTGATCTGACAATATAGAATAACCTTCATTACTTAAAGCATCAATATTATTAATATAATCTAATACTGCTAAATTTAAATAATAATCATCCGGAATTACTGTGTTTAATGTTAGAAAAGCATTCATATAACAAGAATTATAATTAATAGAGTTTCCAGCATTCTCTCCTTTAATTTTTGTTAATGGTGGACGCCAATAATTATTTTCTCCACACCAAAGCAGTTCGTGTTCTTGAAAAATTGGTTCATTACGTAAAATTGAATATTCCGTCTTCATTTTTAACGTATTACTACTTGGTGATGGATGTTGAGTTCCATATACCGCAATATTAACACCGTGAACTTCTATTGCAGCTAACACTTCACTAAACTTACCACACAATGCATACTCGGGATTAACTCCTGGTTTAACAAACGTATCGAGACAACTTTCAATACTTTGCGGTTGTAATCCTGTACTTCTAATAAATTGATCAATGCTTCCACTATTTACTACAGCTCCTAAGCAGCAAATACCATCGTTTATCGCCCAATGCATTGCTACAATCTTCCACTGAAGTTGTTTCGAATCAATACTAACAATATATAATCCTCCACAATCTCCATCTTCAGTGTACAGTAAACCCTCAGCATTCAAATTGTAACCTTGTTTACTTCTAGAAAAGAATCCTCTTGCAAAATCAATGGTTTTTGTACCATTAACGTACATACACCCTGTAACATTAACTATACTTTCATCAACTGATGTTTGCATAAACTTCCTAATTTGACTTGAATGAGATAAATCTGGTACATAAATTACAATCATATCTGTATGTTCTAAGAAATGAACATTATCTTTTGTAATTATAACATTGTACTTTTTATTGTGTAAACTAAAATTAATTTCCTTACCAAAAATAGATGTTGTCGATGTAAATGATTCTGGATGTAACAAAAAATGTTTATTACACATAATATGACGACCATCGTAAACAACAGCATGCATTGACAATTCTCGAATTCCATAATTTCGTTTAATTTCAAAACTAGCTGCTTGAATACAATTAATTACATCTTGTTTAGTCCAAGTAATTGGTTTTGTTATCGGAATTCCTGGTTTACTTGTTAATGCCATTCGAGACCAGTTCAATGTATCAACTCCCGTACTATTATTAACTCGCTCTTGAACTATTAATTTATCAAATTCTTGTTGAACTTCATCATCACATTTTTCAGTTCTCATTAAAATATAATACATTGCTGGAATCAAAACAACTGATAATCCGACAATAGGTAATAAAATCTTCTTATATTCTTTCCCCATCTCTGCAAATGCATTCGCAATTATTTCTACAGTTTGTTTATCAGAAATTCCTTGTTCTTTTCGATAACGATTCAATATTAGAACTTGACCAAAATTCCAAACAGCTAAAAAACCAATAATTGAAGTAGCTACTGAATACCAAATTGCTTGTAAAGGAGTATAACTAATAAACCTAAATAACAATTTGAATGGAATAGTTGACCACGAAATCAATCCTTGAGTTCTAATTTGTTGTACTTCAAATCTTTTAAACAATGGATCAGTCCAATGACCGGAATATCGTTGGTTTTCAGGATCAAACCAAGGATCAAATAACCGATTAATAAAATCTCCACGATAACCTAACATCCTAAATAAATATGTCCAAATCATCTGTTGACCTAAAATAGCCATTTGAATTGCATTCCTAACTGGTGGAACTTTCCATAAAATTGCAAAATAAAAATAGTAAATTAACCAAAATGCTTGTACAAACCTAGTTTGATCATATATCAAAAAATAGTACAAAAGTAATAAAAATAAACCCCAACGTAAAGTTCCAGGTTGAAACCTAACTTTCATTTGTGGACGCAGATATTGTTTACCATTCATTACAAAATCAATTCCATTAAGAACTTCTGGTTGTTGTGGGATAATTCCTACAAAATTTTCAATTTTCGGTGGATGTGTACATAACTCTGGACTAGGCATTCCACAAACACCACAAAAATCATCAATTCTTTGTTTTGCCAAAAACCTTCGTTCCTTTTCTCGATGAATCTCAACAGTATCCCAAAAGATCTTCGCAAATTCATCAAAACCAATTCCAAAATGCAATAACTCCCAAGGTTCATCAGCATTTGGTGTTCCACGATAAACATCTATTTCCCAATAATTACGATGATCAGCTGCAGCACATTTTTCTTCATCAATTGTTCCAGTAGCTGATCTAAATTCAGCCCTTACCGTCAACTCAACACGTAATGGAAATCTTCTAAAAAATGCTTCTGGATTCGTTACAATTTGGAATGCCCTACCATGTGTATTATTCGAAGTATATAACACCAAAGCAGGATTTGCAAAGTATAAACCTTTTGCATCAACTCGTGCTTGCTCAATTGGAAACACACAATGATTAATTAATGCAATTATTAATTCAACATGATTAGTTTTACCCATTGCCTGGGGAGCAACTGACGTATCAATATCATCACACATGACACACCAATTTTTATTATCAAAACCATCTTGAAAATTAACATTCACTTTCCAATTATACAAACCATTAACAATGTCAAAACCATAACGATGACCAAATGCACGGTACAACATCAAACCCAAAGTTGTTTTACCCACACCTGGTTTACCATTAATATACAAAGCAAACGGAACTTGTCTTACTTTATTACCAACAGCTTTTGTAATAGCTAATGCATGGTGACATTTTAAATCATCTAAAATCTTGGAAATAGATCTAGATAAAATAATATCACTTCTAAATGCACTCAACATTTCGTCACCTCGTTTCGCTTGCTCAGCTAACAATTCAATATAACAATCAATATTCACTGGAGTGTGAATAAACGAAGGAAGATCGCCACGTTTCTTGCATTCATCAAAAATTGTAGTCTGTTCACTAGTTGTAATAATTGGTTCTAGTTTCATTAAAGCAAAACTATCCTTTGACCACATTACTGGATTCAAATTTTTATAAAAAATATTCATATCACCTGTTTGTATAAAACTCTTAATTAATTGAATAGCATTAGTAACATAATAAATCAAAGTATCTGCAAAACTTTTTGCTGTTAATTTAATAATTGTGTGCTTAATTTCTTTTATCAATGGAGAAATTAATGCTGAGGCTTTACCAAAACAACCTATATTAGTAAACACTTCAGCAATAATTGTAGTTGTTGTTGCTTGAATTATTTCATCTTCCTCCGCACCTTGATAATGAATTCCTAAATTTAACAAATTACTATACGATTCTTTCATAAATTCATACAAATGTGGTAGTGCTGTACAATAATTAATAATCAATAAAATCTGGAACGTTCGATTAGTTTCTAAACACATTGATCTCATAAACACTAAAGTTTTTAACAATGATGCTGGAACTGAATCTCTTCCAATCAAAGCTGCAAATTTTTGTGCAAATTCATCCATAGATGTTTCAAATTTTACTTTCACATCATGTTTGTGTTCAATACTAAACCAACCTTGAGTTCGTAATCCTGTTTGTCGAATCAAAGCAGGAGGTAAAGGAATAAAATGTGGCAAAGGAGGAAACTCTTTTTCATCATAAACATAATTTGTTAATAATAAAGGCTTCTTTTCTGGTGGTTTCTTTCCATGAATACTAACATCAATCAAATTCTGGAGATGAATTTGATTCATTGGACAACTTCCTGGTCTGAAAGTTAAAAATTCAATTATTTTACGATATAAATTCTTATCTCGATCAAACAGATGCTTCTTCGAAGCTAATTGTAGAAGAGTACTAACTACTAAATTATCAATAATTACCATATTACCTGTAATTTTAACGTAATCTTTCATTCTGAAAGCGTGATTAGGTCGATTCTTCAATGGAATCTTCATAACCAGCTCAGCTAAACCATACAATTCTAAAATTTTAGCCGTACTTAGATGTTTAATTTTACCAAAAACTAAAATCGATGCTGAATTATTTAAAAACAACTTTTCATTAATACCAACTCGTTCTTGTTGTTTTGACAACTTATACAAAGTCCATTTCTTAGGGTTCTCCTCAACTCGAACAATTGGTCTTTGAATTTCTCCATGATAAACAAATGCAGATCCTCTCTTAACATCAATAACTTTTGCATTAAAACGTTCATTAACTTTAACAACATCAAATTGATAATAAATAGGTTCATAATTTAATAATCGTAATAAATCCAACGGAAAATTATTTATTCTAATCATTTGAGAAACATATTTAACATGTCCTCTACTTTCATCATCTGGTTTAAAACCAATGGATTTAAAATTACAATCATTTAACTTTTCTTTTATAATATACATCATTACTTGGAATAAGTCGTTTCCAATAAATTCTTTACAAATAAACTCTAACCATATACAAAAATACGTACGATCATATCTCAAACTAGGATCATCAGTATATAACATTACAAACTTTCTAAAATACATTTTATTTAATAAACTAATAACAAAATTTTTACACACAAACGGAATTTCCCGATCTCTTTTATACAATTGGAAAAATAACCTAAATAAATAAATACACTTCGAAACATCAGAAACTAATAAATCACTAATCTTTATTAAATCTAATATTTCATCACACGATAACTTCTTATCCAAATACGATCCGATAATTAAATAAGCATTCTCTGCTACTTCTTTATCCATCTTAAATGAATATTCGCCTACTTCACTTTCTAACTCGATAGCAGCCTCTATCATTCGCTGAACTCTTCTTGAAGGAAGATTAGCAAAAGCTTCATCTTTGCTTTTACTGGTTGGAGAATTGTTGGTTGGGGAGTTGTCGACATCTAATGTATCACTTACAACAGCGATGTTATTAACTGTTGTTAAGGGGGTAAACAATTTCTTTTCTACACTTGGTGTAGCGACTTGTGTTAAACTTGTTTGAGATTCAACATGGGCCGCACTAATCTCTACACGACTAGCTATGTCTCGTGGCATGCTTACGCACGAGGGATTTTTAAATTCGCTCATTCTGGGTTGTTGGGTTATGACATAAATGTCCGGTTTACGCATCAAAACAGTACTTCTTAGTTAACATGGTCACAATACAAAAATCATTCATTGAAGAATAATTTTGTACTTAAAGTGGGGTCTGTTAGGGTCAGATAGTGCTTTTCTTACGGGGTAGTCGATTTAATCCACGAAAGTGGATAGCATTCCAAATATTGTTACTTATAGATTCACAATATCGGCTTTTCAGCCTTCACTGGATGGTCGATAGATTGCATTGCTGCAATTAATAATAGAAGTCATAAGACTTTTGCTGTACATTTTTGGTTTCTTTATTCTCCCATGAGTTGACATAAAAAATTTATTTTGAGAAGAACGTATAGTTTCAGTACGTCGAAACTATCTCCTAGACTACTAACAGCTGAGGGTAAAATTTTTTACTAAAGAGTTTGCGGTTCAAAAACCGTATCAAACAAGATAATTGGGGTACATATTGGAACACACCTGTTCATGTAGCTTGGCCGAAGGGAAAGTATTTTATCGCAACCCCGTTTTGGCTACAAGCGTGTGTTCACGCCAAAATTGTTATAAGAAACAATCAAAACTATTAAAATGGGTTTAAAATTATTATTTTAGTTAATTTTAAAACTAGTATAATTTTTATTAATAAAACTACGAAAATTATGTTTATTTTTAAAGAATAAACTAAAACTATTACAAAGAGGTAAATAAATAGTAAAATAAATGAATAAATTAAATTCAATATTAAAAAGAATCAATATCTTATATTAACTTGAATATAGATAATAAATATAAAATCGAGGTCAGACGAATTCTGACATCTAAATTGGAGGGGGGCATGGATTGCCC